AAAAGAAGCAGAATCCGCACGAGCGTGGGTTGATCTTACGGATGATGAAATGTTAATGATTTACGCGCAACCTCATGAAGGTTTTAAATACAGCCTAGGTCGTATGGTACAAGCTCTACTAAAGGAGAAGAACACATGACTGACTACACTAACTACGAAACACAACGTAAAATTTTAATTGCATACTTACAGGTAATGATAACTAGAGGTGATTGGCATGGTGTGTCTGATGTTGCTAATGATTTGCGTGTATTAGAAGCGGAAGAAAAGAATGCCGAAACAAAAGAAGATTGACTTTGATTGGGAGGCGGTGATTAATGGTAACCGGATTGGTGTGCATCAAGTAATAGAGAGCATACGCAAGGGTGAAGTGGACGAGCAAGAGTTAGAGAAGTTACAGAATTTTGTGCAATTCTCTTTAGCGTTGATGCAGTTATGTGGCCCGCAGAAATGGGCACAAGCAAAACTAAATGCAGAACTTATGAATTACTTGAAAGATACATCATGAAAACAATAATTCATGTCAACCAACATAAGATACGCTCGAACATAAACAGTGAGCAGAAAGAACCTGTGCTAACAGTGAAGACCTACAAGTCCAACGACTACGCGCATGAAGTATTTGTTAAAGGCGACAGCAAGATTGTGTACTCACCTGATAAGCCATTGTCATGCGGGGCTAGGGTGTGGATTGAAACCGAAAGCGAAGTAGAAATAATACGATAGGAGAAGAACGCTTGAAACTAATAACTATTGACTTTGAAACTTACTTTAGTAAGGACGTAGGTTTTGCAAAGCAAACAACAGAAGAGTACATACGTGATCCAGAGTTTCACGTTATCGGTGTAGCGGTTAAGGATGGTACTGAACCTGCTGAGTGGGCATCGGGTACGCCACAACAACTAAAGAAGTGGCTAGACAAATTCGATTGGGAGAACTCTGTCGCATTAGCACATAACGCTATGTTTGATGGGGCGATACTTAACTGGCACTTTGACATCAAGCCTAAGTTCTGGATGGATACCTTGTGTATGGGTCGAGCCATTCATGGGGTCGAGGTTGGCGGGTCGCTTGGCGTGTTAGCTGAACGGTATGGTCTGGGTCAAAAGGGTGACGCTACTAAGTGGGCGATGGGTTTACGTCAGTGGGACTTTACTGATCAACAGCTATCGGACTACGGAGACTACTGTATCAATGACGTGGAGCTAACTTATAGCTTGTTCAACAAGATGCTACCCGGGTTTCCGAAGAAAGAGTTACACCTTATTAACCTAACACTTAGGATGTTCACCGAGCCAGTATTGCGTTTGGACATACCCCTATTGCATCAGCATAAAGCCGACATCTTTAATAAGAAAGAAGCCTTGTACGACAAGTTAAAGATTCCACGGCATGAGGCACAAGAAGTATTGCTATCTAATAACAAGTTCGCAGAAGCTCTATCTAAGTTAGGAATTGAGCCACCAGTAAAAATCAGCGCAACAACTGGAAAGGAAACACTCGCGTTGGCAAAGAATGACGAAGAATTTAAGGCGTTGGCAGAGCACCCGAACGACGAAGTACAAGCCCTAGTAGCGGCGAGGTTGGGGGTCAAGAGTACCCTAGAGGAAACACGTACAGATAGATTTATAGGTATTGCTTCACGTGGAACGTTGCCGGTTCCTGTTAAATACTATGCCGCACATACCGGACGGTGGGGCGGGGATGACAAGATCAACCTACAAAACTTGCCGAGCCGAGGGGACAACGCGGGTAGATTAAAGATGGCGATTAAAGCCCCTGCGGGGTACACGATGATCGATGCCGATTCCTCTCAAATTGAGGCGCGGGTGTTGGCGTGGTTGGCGGGTCAAGATGATTTGGTTGCGGCGTTTGCCAAAGGTGAAGATGTGTACCGGATAATGGCTAGTGCGATTTACGGCAAGAAGGTCGAGGATATTACTAAAGACGAGCGGTTTGTGGGTAAGACCACCATTCTCGGCGCGGGGTACGGCATGGGGGCGGTCAAGTTCCAAGCGCAGCTTAAAACGTTTGGGGTAACTATATCACTTGAGGAGGCCCGTAGGATCGTTGATGTTTACCGTAGAACATACCCAAAAATTACTATGCTGTGGAAGCAAGCCCAACAAGCAATCACCCACCTGTCTAGGGGCGAACCCGCAGTAATAGGTCGTGGTGGGGTACTTAAAGTAATTCCTAAAGAATGTGGAATTATGATGCCAAGTGGTTTGTTGTTAAGGTATGATGACCTTAAACCAGAAGCCGGGGAAAACGGCGTAGAGTTCACGTATAAAACGCGCAGGGGAAGAACACGTATTTACGGCGGAAAAACCATAGAGAATGTGTGTCAAGGCATTGCACGGTGCATCATTGGTGAGCAGATGCTACGTATCTCTAAGAAATATAAGGTTGTGTTGACGGTACATGATGCGATAGCATGTGTGGTGTTGGACAAGGAGTTAGACGAGGCGCGTCAGTATGTTGAAGACTGTATGCGTTGGACGCCCGATTGGGCTGCGGGGTTACCTGTTAACTGTGAAAGCGGAGCGGGTAAAAGCTACGGAGCTTGCTAATGAGCCGGATACAAGCGATAGAGACGGAGTACAAAGGGTATCACTTTCGTTCACGCCTAGAAGCTAGGTGGGCGGTGTTCTTTGATACGTTAGGTATTCAATGGAAGTACGAATCTGAAGGGTACGAGACATCCTATGGGGACAGATACTTACCCGACTTTGTGCTGACCGGATACGGAGGTCGGCGTTGGACTGCGGACGGTGGTGAGCAAGGGGATGTATACGTTGAGATCAAAGGTGATCCGGATGGTTTGGTAAAGGATTTTGATTGGCAAGTACGGTTACATGACTATGGTGGTGTGTTGCCAAACTTTGCGGATTCATTTGACTCGCATCCTGTCAGAGGGCTGTTGTTGCTAGGGGATATTCCTGAAGCCTCACAAAGTAAAGTGTACTTACACCCGCTGATCCAACACCGCAAAGGATTGGTTAGATCGTGGGCTATGTTTACCCCTGAGTATATAAATGTGGCGAAGCAAGATGTACTTGCGGAGTTACTAAGTATATATCCCGATTACTGTGCGGACACAGAGCCTAATCTTTGGCGCATAGAAGCACGGCAGGTACATACTCACAAGTACTATCAGAAAGTATATGATGCCTACGCAGCAGCCCGATCCGCTAGGTTTGAGCATGGGCAATCTGGAGCTAGGTCATTATTAGGGAGAGCGCGTTGACAATCAAGTGGTCATACAGCGGCATCAAGTTGTTTGAGCAGTGCCCTCGTAAATACTTTCACCTTAGGGTATTAAAGGATATTGTTGAGCCTGAGACTGAAGCCATGCTGTACGGCACGAGATTCCATGAGTCTGCGGAAAATTACATAAAGAGCGATGTTCCGTTGATTCCCGCATTTGCTTTTGCGAAACCAGTGCTTGACAATCTGAAGCAGATTAACGGCGAGAAGCTATGTGAGTACGAGATGGGTATTACGGAAGACTTGCAGCCGTGCGCCTTTGATGCCGAGAACGTTTGGTTTAGGGGGATCGCTGACTTGTTGATACTAGACAGAGAGAAGGGCGAAGCGCGGGTTATAGATTATAAAACAGGTAAGTCTGCCAAGTACGCAGACCCTGACCAATTAGAACTTATGGCATTATGTGTGTTCAAACATTTCCCGGAAATTAAGAAAGTCAAGGGGGGATTGTTGTTTGTGGTGTGTAATGCCTTTATCAAGGGTAGCTACGACGCAACGAACCAAGACATGCTGTGGTCTAAATGGGTTAAGTCGCATAGTAGAATTAAGATTGCATACGATAACGACGTGTGGAACCCAAAGCCGAGCGGGCTGTGTAAGAAGCATTGTTCGGTGACAAGTTGTTCCCACAATGGGAGAGCATAATGCCTTATACAAAAAGTCCAAGACCGTACAAACATGAATACGAAATGCAGCAAAAGCGTGGTGAGACACCTGATCGCATGGAGCGCCAACGTGCGCGTAGAGCGTTAGACAAGAAGGGTGTAGACCGCACAGGCAAGGACGTGTCCCACGTCAAAGCACTAGCAAAGGGCGGCAGTAATAAAGATGGGTACTACTTAGAATCGCCGACAAAAAATCGTGCGCGTAACGGACACAAAAAAGCAAAATAGTTGTTGACGTAGGTTTGAATTAAGATTAAATTAGAAATTG